CGTAGTTCAGTGGGACCATGTTCCCCCCCTCTCAAAGGGTGGTGCACATGTTCGCTCTAATTTACGCCCAGCTTGTAAAGACTGCAATGGTCGTAAAGGTTCTATTCATCCTTTTACAGATGAAAAGAAAGAAGAAATTGCTACTGTGGTGCGGGCACTACGTACTACCCAGGAACATACCATTCCTGTCACGGACGGGTTGGAGGTGAGAGCGCATGTCATTCCTTGATTTTTCACCACCTTCTTATCGCGCAGCAAGTTCCGATTTAACCATTTCAATTAGCCCATTGGGTTTAGTTGAGCTGGCTGATGAGGAATTTGAATAGCCCGAAGTTCATGGACCGCGCCTAAATCGCTACAGTTTAAACTGGGCGATGTATTAGGTACCTAGGACATCATTGGGGCTATCGCCGTGAAACTGGCGAAATGCAAATCGCTGTTAACTACTACCGTGCGTTTAACGACTTCCTAGCTCGTTTCGTATTTGGTAAGGGTGTTCATTTCCGTTCCCCTAAAGCAACGGAAGCCATCATTCCAGACCGCCTTGAGCGCATTTGGGAAGTAGACAACGACAAGATGCGTGTCTTGCTTGAGATGGCGCAACAAGGTGGAATCACCGGTGACGTATTTGTAAAGATTGCTTACGAAGAGCCTTGGCAAGATTCTGCCGGTGGTGCACACCCAGGTCGTGTTCGTCTTTTGCCTATGAACTCATCGTTCTGTTTTCCTGAGTTCCACCCACACGACCGCACACGTTTGCTACGTTTTAAGCAGAAGTATCGTTTCTGGGGAACATCTCTTGAAGGTACTCGTCAAGTATTTACTTACACTGAAATTTTGACTGACGACACAATTGAGGAATACATCAATGACGAGCTCATTGACTCACGCCCAAATCCATTGGGTTTGATTCCTGTAGTACATATTCCAAATGTTCCTGTTTCAGGTTCGCCTTGGGGTCTCGCAGACGCACACGACATCATCACTATTAACCGTGCATACAACGAAATTAGCACTGATATCGCAGATATCATTAACTATCACGCTTCCCCTGTGACAGTTATCATCGGTGCTAAAGCCTCTAACCTAGAAAAGGGTGCTAAGAAGGTTTGGGGCGGTCTTCCAAAAGACGCTCAAGTCTTCAACCTTGAAGGTGGTGCTCAGGGAATTGACGGAGCCCTGAAGTACCTAGAACTTCTTAAGCGCTCAATGCACGAAATCATGAACATCCCAGAGACAGCTCTTGGACAAGTTCAGCCAATCTCTAACACTTCTGGTGTAGCTCTTTCTATTCAGTACCAGCCACTTATGAACCGTTGGGCTCAGAAGGTAGCTCAATACGGTATTGGCTTAGAGAAGATTAACGAGCTTGCTCTACGTACCTTGGCTTTGAAGGAGCCACAGGAATTCACGTATGACCCAGACACCGATGGTCCTATCAAAGATGGTCAGCTTACCCAGCTTGATTTTGCAGACCCTATTACCTACAAGAACTACGCTCAGTTCCCACAACCACTCCCACTAGACAAGCTCATCGTCTTGAACGAGATTCAAACAAAGCTGGGTATGGGCTTGGAGTCCAAGGAAGGCGCACTTCGTGCCCTTGGCGAAGAGTTCCCAGAAGAGAAGCTTCAAGAGATTCGTCAAGAGCTTATGGCAGATGCCGAAGCGGATGGCGCTCTACAGCTCGTCAAAATTCAAATTCAAAAGGCCATTATGGATATGACCGGAATGATGCCTGGACCAGACGGAAACTCTGCTATCCCTATGCAACCAACAGAGCTCGGTAACGGAGACGTTATGGGCGATGGCGTTGAAGGCGCTCCTAATGAGCAAAATGTTAATGACCCAGCTCAACAGCAGGGCGAAATGATGGAGCAACAAGCAGAAGCTGCCATCCGAGAGAAGCTTGTCACTGATGCCTATGGAACAAAACTTCCACAAAGGAATTCAGTAGACAAGGAATAAAAATAGTTACTCATATAGCCAGACATTTCATAGTAAATGCTATGAAATTGTCTTGTTAAACCTTAACCAACGTGCTACGCCGCAAGGCATTCGGACAACGACATAAGAAAGATAAGTGACCTAAATGGCCGATAATCAAGAAGTAATGGATGCAATTGCAGAGCAAACTGTAGCTGCTGTCCAAGGAAGTGTGGAACCAACCATGACCGGCTTTACTGCTGACGATGTCGCAAAGGCTCGTGCACAGGAGAAGGCTAAGTTGTATCCACAGATTGAAAAGATGCAAGAAGAACTCGCTCAACTTAAGCGTGAGCGTGAAGAAGAAGCCGCTAAGCGTGCAGCTAAACAAGCTGAGCGTGAAGCACTAAAGGCTGAAAAGGCAAAGCAAAAGGAAGAGAAGGAACTCTCTTACAAAGAACTCCTCGCTAAGAAGGAGCAAGAATTTCAGGCTCAGCTTGAGCAAGAACGTCTTGACCGAGAAAAAGCTTTTGCACTTCTTCAGAAAGAACAAGCTTTAAATCATTTGACGAATTATCGTCAAGCTCGTGTAGACCAGGAACGTGACAATATTGTTCCTGAGCTCATTGACTTGATTAACGGTAATACCGAAGATGAGATTGAAGAGAGCATTGCAGTGCTACGTGAGAAGTCACAGAGCATCTTGCAATCAGCTCAAGCTGCAATGCAGTCAGCAAAGCAGCAAATGGCAGGAACCCGTATTACGGCTCCTGCATCAGGACCCCTGGATAATGATTCGGAACAAAATCTCTCTACTCCTGATTCAATCAGGGATATGTCATTGGCCGATTATGCGAAACAAAGAGCCAAGCTTCTTGGCACTGCAGCCAGCAACCGTGGTCAGGGACTGTTCGGTTAATCCCCCACTCAACTAACGAAAGGACTTGACCTCAATGGCAAGTGCAATTACCGGCTCCTCGCAACTCGCAGGCGCTCCAACAGCTTACTCAGGTGCTAACAGCTCACTGAATCAAGCAATTCAGACCATCTGGTCCAAGGAAATCTTGTTCCAGGCAATGCCAATTCTTCGTTTTGAACAGTTCGCTGTTAAGAAGACCGAGCTCGGTGTAGCTCCTGGTCTCCGTGTGAACTTCCTTCGTTACAAGAACTTCGCAGTAGACCCAACACCTCTTACTGAAGGTGTCCGTATGACCACCAACGCTCTCACAGCAGAGCAGATTGCAATCACCGTTGCAGAACATGGTTATGCAGTTGCGGTCTCAGAGCTTTTGCTCAACGCTTCATTTGACGATGTGATGGCTTCTGCTTCACGTCTTCTTGGTCGCCACATGGCTCAGTACCTTGACGTACAGGCTCGCAACACACTTTCTGCTGCGACTTCTGCTGTCTTCGGTTATGACCGTTCTGGCTTCTCATCATCAACAACCTTCAACACCTACGCTGAAGGTACAGCTGGTACCAAGATTTCAGACCTCAATGGTAACTACAAGTTGACCACAGGTTCAATCAAGGATGCTGCTCTTACCCTTGCTTCAAAGAACATCCCTCGGTTGGGTGAGACCTACGTACAGTTCGTACACCCAAAGCAGTCTCGTGACCTTCGCTCTAACCCAGAGTTTATTGAAGTTACGAAGTACGCTGCTCCAGGTAACTTCATGCTCGGTGAAATCGGCCGTCTCTACGACGTAGTCTTCATTGAGACAACTCAGGTTAAGCAGTTTGCTGCTTCATCTGTTGTTAACTACACATCATCTGTTGGTGCTCCTTCAGACCAGTACTCATCACCAGTTACCGCTAACACAGCTCCAGGCCAAGGTGGAAACCCAGAAGGTTCATCTTCACCTTACCCAGCTGGCGGTTCTGATGGAACTGTTCCAGGTTCAGCAACTTCCCCAGCTACATCTTCAACTGTTTACGAGTCAATCATGATTGGCGACAACGCCTTCGGTCATGCTATCTCTCTTCCAGTTGAACTCCGTGACGGTGGCGTTCTTGACTTCGGTCGTGAGCACGCTCTTGCATGGTACGCAATCTGGGGTCTCGGTGTTATCACCGACCAAGCAATTTGCAAGGTTTACACCAACTAATTGCAACTGAGGACTGTGGGCCCTACTCCTTCCTGGGCCCACAGCCTTCAACTTTTAAAACACTAACTTAGGAGAATCATCACCGTGGCAAATACACCAACAAGTCCGCTTGACGCAACAGGCCGTGCAGCGGAAACAGCAGCAAAGAAGAACGCAAAAGCAATTCAGGACCGCAAAGAAGAGATTTCAATTGCGGCCCAGGTTGAGGCAGAGAACCTAGAAAATAATGTCTTTGACCCAAAGTCTCCAGATACTCCAATTGTTCTAGATGAGATTGTAAACGTTGGCGTTTCAACCGCTGACAACTCAGTCATCATTCGCACAATTGTTGATGTTGAAGATATGACTTATGGAGTCGGAAATCTGTACACCTTCAAAGCAGGAGTGAAGTACAAGGTTTCACCAGACCTAGCAGGCTATCTAGAGCAGCTCGGTTACATTTGGCGTCCAAACTAAGACGTCGCTAGTAGTCCTCCCCTCAACTGGTTCCCGCCCTCCTCCCAGTTGGGGGTTGGACCTTTTTTATGCAGTCATCTTTGAGATGATTGCCTTAATAGTTTTACGGAGGTTTTGTGGCTACTCTAACCAGCTTAGCAAGCCGTTTACGAGACGAGCTTGGAGACTTGGGTAAGTCGTTTGTTTACCAAGCCACTGGTGACGGAACCACTAACCGCTTCCTCATCCCGTACTCCCCGATTGATGGAACAAGCCTTCTAGTTCATGTTAATGGGACAGACGTATCTAGCGCCGTAGAGGTTGAAGAGACTACTGGATACGTAACATTTGATTCCACACCTGCTGCTAACGCAACAATCATTTTTGTAGGAACATACTTCCGCTACTTTACTAACAGCGAAACCTGCCAGTTTGTTAGCGATGCTTTTGACCAACACACGACGAACCACGCAGACCAATATGGTCGTGCTATTACTCTTGCTACTCTTCCCGGCATTGAGGAATACCCAGTAGTTGTATACGCAACTTCTTTAGCGCTTTACACACTGGCTACTGATGCTTCTTTTGATATTGACATTCAAGCTCCAGACGGCGTTAATATCCCACGCTCTGAGCGCTACCGTCAGTTAATGCAAATGATTCAGGTCCGTAAAGACCAGTACAAGGAACTCTGTTCACAGCTTGGAATTGGTCTCTACAAGATTGATGTCTTTACATTGCGTCGTGTATCCAAGACGACTAACTACTACGTACCAGTCTTCTTGCCACAGGAAGTGGACGACCGCTCTATGCCACAACGTGCAGAGCTTCCTATGCCAACATACGGTGCCGCTGTATCTCCTTCAGACGTTCCTACCTACGACATCACGATGTACCAAGGTGACTCGTTTGAAGTTGTTCTTGCCTTCCCATTTGACACATCGGGTTACACATGGGCAGCACAGATGTGTATGGTCCCAGGAGATGGACTTCCTATTGGAACGTTTACCATCACACCTGTAGAGGGAGACAACACCAAGTTAACCTTGTCACTTACCAGCAACCAAACTACTTCTCTTCCAGAACGTGCTTATTGGGATATCCAAGCTAGGTCTACTGTGGACACCACATACGAAAAGACCTACATGCGTGGAACTGTCTTCGTCACTCGTCAGGTAACGTTCTAATGTGTGCAGGAAGCTCAACCTGCCACTGTCATGAGGCTGTCGTAACAGC